TCGTAGAAGACAGTCTAAAGAAAGCAAATCTTTGGGATGAAGTAAAAGATAGATTACACGACAATGCGTTTGGCCTTAGTGGTGGACAGCAACAGAGACTATGTATTGCTCGTAGCCTTGCAGTCGATCCACAGATACTATTACTAGATGAACCGTGTTCAGCACTAGATCCTATCTCAACACATGCAATTGAAGAACTTATACTCGAGTTGAAGAAGAACTACACCATTGTTATTGTCACACACAATATGCATCAAGCAAGACGTATTTCAGATACCACAGCATATTTTCATATGGGCGAAATCATTGAAAAGGGTTCTACAAAGAAAATCTTTGATAACCCTAATCATAGAAAAACCAAAGCATATGTATCAGGTGATTTTGGATAGCGCATAGCGCCGGGTTGTGACGTAATACACACGAGCAGGGCCAACGGTTAGCCCTGCATTTTTTCTAAGTTAGCAATATAGTTTGTCATTGAATGATCACTGAAACTATCGACGCCGCCTTGCTTTAAGCCCATCCACATACCTCTGCAACGATCTTTAGTACGCTGCCAAGGTGTGAGCTTACGCTCTAGCCCGTGTGCATTCATATAATGTTCTGTGCCGTGATGTATGTAGCCCATAGCTCTTAGTGGTACTCTAGTAACAATATCATTGTTGTTTACCCAACGATGGTGTGCTACATTTAAACTACGACAGTAACCACGCCATCCTACTCTTGGCGAACCGTATGTGTACACTTCCTGTATATCAGGCATGTCAACATCGCAGTTGCATCGACTAGCCATAATAGTTGTCATGGCAGCACCTAAACTATGTCCTGTAAACCAAACGTCCTTGTCTCGATTGGTTTTACGTGCTAGGTCTTCGGATATCATAGGCCATAGCTCGTCAACTTCTGCTTTGAAACCTCTGTGTACTCTGCTTACAGTTTCAGCAACAACTGGCATTGCTTTTAAGTCTGCTTTGATATCGTTAAACTCGCTTGGCTGTGTTCCTCTGCAAGCAATAATTAAATCTTTCTTGTTCATAAAACGGTATGCTTGTGCTCCGTCTTTATTATAAAATTCTACTGTGGTAAAACCAAGTTTACGTACAAGTTTTTTTACTTGCTCTATGTCGTCATTATATGCTATACTAGCTAAGTTAGCAAATAAGAGACTACGCTCATGGAATGTCATTTCTGTTATCATTTTCAAGCCCTCACTTATAACAATATTTATTAATCGGTATAACTAAATACACATAAGGAAACAGAATAATGAGAAAACGAACTAGAGGAATACTTGAAGAATTAAGTCATATCGGAAGTAAAAATCAGAGTGACGAATTTCTACAAACAACTGGAACAAACCTAATTGAAAGCGCATGTAATCTTATCAAGCGAATTCACGAAACTTATGATGCAGAAACAGCAAACGATCTTGAAAGACGTTTTTTAAATAGTATCCGTAACAATAACCCACGTAAATTTAAAGTAGGCATTGATAAAATTAAAGAGAGTAAAAGATGATTGTCAACGAAGGCGGAAACATATTCCAAGGCACGTCAAACTTTGACCAAAAGATAATTCCTGCCATTCAAAAACAAATTGATAGTGTAATGGGCAAGACAGGCGTAAAGGCACTGCCTATTGGATCAGGTGCTACACCTCAAGCAGGTAAGATGTCAGGCGATTTAGATATGATTGCTGACGCAGGTGCAATGGCAAAATACTTTGGTGTTGCTGATGCTAAAAATGCTAGAATTGAATTAGAAAAAGTATTTCAAGCAGCAGGCTTTGAAACACGCAAAACAGGACAAATTGTACATGTAAAAACTAATATTGGCGGTGCAGGCCAACAGGTAGACATTATGGTTGTGCCTGGCGGTGATAAAGCACAGAAGTTTCATGTACACGATATTCCAGGCGGCTCACCTTATAAAGGTGTACACAAACAAATGATGATTGCTGCACTTGCAAAAGAAAATGGCATGAAGTGGAGCCCGTACATAGGTTTGGTAAACAGAGAAACAAATGAATTAGTTTCAAACAATACAGATGAAATTGCAAAAATGCTATTAGGTGACAATGCTAAAGCAGCTGACCTAGGTAGTGTAGAATCAATTGTTAAAGCTAATCCAAACGCACAAGCAATAGTAGACAAGTTTGAAGCAGACGACAATCCAAAGTCGGCATGGAAAGCAAAAAAGATTGCACCTACAGAATCATTGGGCGATAAGCATTTAAACCGTATAAAATCACTAATAAAACATTAAACCTCGTTTTAATACCCTTTTACCCCTATTTTTGTCTCAAAGACTAAATACAATATATAAAACTGCACAGAGTGTGCAGGTCATTAAGATTTAGGAGAAAACAATGGCAACAGTATCAAACCCAAACGCAGCAGTAGTTGCAAAGTCAGGCCTAGGCCCAACAACATACATCTATGCAATCGCAACTGGAACAATCACAACAGCACTAGCATGTGATGCAATCACAACAACATATGGCGGAACAATCGCAGCAGTTGAAGGAACAGGCAACGGCGAGCACGTAGCAGTTCAAGGTGGACCAGGCGGCGCAGAAGCAGTTAGTGGTATTTCACTAGTAGCAACATTTAACGCTTAATTATCTAATACATTAAGTATTTAAAAGGGTTCAGTTTTTACTGGGCCCTTTTTTTATGACTGTAAATACCGTATGCGATTTAATATGTTTACATTGATTGATATTACTGAAACTCATGCTAGGCGTGGCGATGATAAATTTAGAATACATCAACAGCAAAATTATCAATCTGTGATACAGACAATTGGAATTAGAGCCAACCCAATTATAATTAATTCATCTAGTAGTATGCAGGATGTATCAGCAATGTCTTTTGGATACAAAGGTAACCATAAACTTTGGAAGTTATCTTTTGAGTTTGATTTAACCGATGCTCATAGTATTGAACAATTAATAGAAGATATGCATATGATTCCAATTATACCTGAGCTAGATGAAACTATTAAAACAAATGCATTTTATACCAAAGATCATAAGATCAACACAGTGTTTTCTTTGGTACAATGATAAATACATTTACAGAAGTTATTCTGTCAGGCATTTAAAACACGTACTCAAGGCTATCGACGTTAATTATTATGGAGTTTAAATGTCAACCATCGGATCAACCCAATTAGAAAAAGAATCACTTGAAGCACATGTAGATCTGTGTGCGCTACGCTATGAGCAACTAGATGGACGTCTAACCAAGGTTGAAGAAAAACTTGACGGCATTGCCGATCAAATGGCAGCAGGCCAAGCCGGACTTACCAAAGTTATTATCGGTGCTGCTGGAACTATAGTAGCTGGACTATTATCAACTATTGTTGTAATCTTAATGCAACTTTAATTCAACTGATAAATACTTTATGTTTATTAGAGAGTTTACCTTAACACCATCTGAATCACAAGAACTAGACGAAAAACAAGTCTGGGCTCGTTCTGGAAAGAAAACTGTACGAAAGTATCGTTGTACTGCCGGAAGACGAAAAGGCCGTGTAGTTGCAAAGATGTCGCAGTGTTATGCACCTTTGAATATTAAAGCTAGTGTTAGATTTAAACAAACTAAACGCAGACTAGGTGCCAAGATGGCTCGTAAAGCAAGGAAAACAAAAAGAGTTAATCCAGCAAGCAAGCGTCTAAAGACTTTGAACAAACGATGAGATATGCAGAAATCATAGAAAGCTATACCCAAGTATGGGCAAGAGATAGCAAAGGTGGCGTCAAGCGCAAGTATCGTTGTACCAGCGGAGCCAAGAAAGGTCGTGTGGTAGCCAAGCCTGCAACATGTTCAACACCAACTTCGCAAAAGAAAAGTACTAGTTTAAAAAGAACACGTAGAAGTAAAAGCAGTGTACAAGCAATCAACAGAAGTAGAACTGTAAGAAGACCAACAACCAAACGTGTTTACAATCTAAACAAAACTAGTATCAAACCAAAAAGAAGGCGTAAGAGTAAAAGATGAGAGCACACGAGTTTATAAAAGAAGAAGAACAGTTGGATGAAATACTTCCTCTTATTCCTGCAATTGCGGGTGGTGTAGCTCGAGCCGCAGTTGGCGGTGCTGGTAGACTCGCAGGCAAGGCAGCACTAGGTGTTGGAAAACTTGCAGCCAAGGGTGCATATAAAGCAGCAAAGGGTGTTGCTAAAGGTGTCGGCAATGTGGCAAAAGGGGCATATAATGCAGTAGCCGGTGATGACGACGAAGCACCTACAAACGATCCAAATGCTAAAGTTGGTACTCAACCAGCAACAGCAAAGCCTGCTCCAACATCAGGCAAAGCACCAACCGACCCAGGTGCAGCAAGTGCCACACAAGGCGCTAAACCAATGGGTGGCGATCCAGCTTTAAAGGTAGGCAAAGCAATAAAACTACCAACCAATACTCCAGGCGGCAAGAAGAACTTCAAAGTAACACGTACACAAGGTGACGAAGTTGAAATTGAAGATCCACAAGCCAAGCCAGGCGAACCAAAGAAAATGACTTACAAAAGTGCAGATTTACAGAGGGCCGCTGAACAATGAAATTGAACGAACTAGTAAAAGGATTTGAAATATACACAACCAACGAAGAAAAAGTTTTACTTGACAAGTTGGCAAAACCGTGTTATATTGAGTTCTTTACTGAACGAGAACAGATTGTTTTAGACAACCTGGTTCGTAAAAGTCTAGTATCAAAAGTCAATTACAAGGGAGCCTTATTGGTTGTTGGACATGAGCACTCGTAGCACAGCAGATGAACTACAAAGTTTAGTTGATAAAATTATTCCGCAATATACCTTGCCTTATAAAGAAGGCAAGACAATACGTATTGGCAAAATGCTTGTTCGTCGTAGTACACGACATGGATATATAATTGTAGACACTGAAGACAATGCTACAATATCTACAGCAGATACCAAACACGGCGCAGTAGCAATTGCTAAAGCTAGTCTTGGCGGGCATAGGATTGATCAACTACAACAAAAGGACCACATTGCATCAAAGCATTTAAATGATGCAATGCACTATTCGTATATTATTAACAGAACTAATGATGAAAATAAAAAATTAATGCTAGAAACTAGGTTAGAAGTAGCAAAATCGCAGTTAGAAAGCATTAATACAGATCTAGAACTGTACATTTTAAAACACTAGTGATAAATACTTTTAATAAAACATCAGGATGGACCCATGATTATTTCAGAATTTGCAAAACCAGTAACAGCTAAGACACTTAATGAAAGTCTAGCAAAACGCTTCGGCGCTAAACTTAACCTAGAGAAATTTACTCTAGAGCAACTACAAAACGCTCGTAATAAATTACGTACACAAGTATTCAATGTAGAAACAAATGAAAGTTTTGATAACGTTCATAACGAAACATATCAAAAATCAAAACTAATGTTAGATGTATTGAATGCAGAAATTAGTGAGCGTGGTGATATTGAAATCCCAGAAGATTCACAAGTCAACGAAGGTGCAGAAGACCAAGCAGAACTAGTAATGGCAGCCAAAGAAATGGTTGATCGTTTAACTGGGTGGATGGAAGATACAGCGGAAATGCAAACTGAGTCCATGCTAGAACTAGCAGATGCAATCCGTGATGAAATGGGTGCTGAAGCAAGTGAACAGTTTACTAATACCATCAAGCCAGCACTAGATAGTTTATACGGTGCAATGGAATCAACTCGTGTTGCACTAACATCAGGCGTAGGTCAAATCACAGGCGAAGGTGGAGACGACATGATGGGTGCTGACCCAGACATGGACGATATGGACATGGACATGGAACCAACTGATGACATGGGCGACACAGGCGATATGGACATGGACGACATGGACGATATGGCAGCAGCTGAACCAGCAGCAGGTGGTGAAGATATGCCAGATGAGAGAGCACAACGTGAAAGCGTTGATCCACGTAAACTAGCAAAAACACTTTCAAAAAAAAAGTAACTGAAGCTGTCAGAACTGACAAGCTCTATCAAGTATTGGCCCTGTTGAAAGACAAGGGCCAAACTTCTATTACAATGGACGAAATTAACGAGTACATGTTAAACATGGGTGCTCCGCAGTTTAGCTATGATATGTTAAAAGCAGCATATGATACTGATTCTAGAGTTAATGAAATTATTAAAGACTTTACCAAAGACACACTTGAATTAAAAACAAGTGAAGTTGATGACTTAGATCCTAAGGACAAAAAACGTGACAAAGATAAAGTTAGTAAAATGGCTAAGAAAGCAACCAATGTTGGCAAAAAATTATAGGTTGACAATTGGACCAGATCCAATTATAATCTAAGTATGTCATTAATAAAATCAAAGTACAAATACGAAAAACTAAAAAGAGTTGAAGTTGGAGGCAAGCGCAGATACGCTGCACCCGGCGGACCTCCTGTAGCAAGTGTAACAACAATCCTTAGCGGCACCAAAGACATGAGCCATCTTATTGCTTGGAAGAAACGTGTAGGCGAAAAGAAAGCACAAGAAATTGTTACAGAAGCAAGTGGTGTAGGTACCCGTATGCACAAGTATCTTGAAGACTACGTTGACAACGGAGTATGGACAGAGAGTGCAGGCAGTAACCCTTATGCACAACAAGCATATCAAATGGCGTGTGTTATACGTGATGAAGCAATGCTTGATGTAGATGAAATATGGGGTAGCGAAGTTCCACTTTATGTTCCTGGTATCTATGCAGGAACAACTGACTTGGTAGGACAATACAAAGGCAACCCTTGTATTATGGACTTTAAGCAAACTAATAAACCCAAGAAGCCTGAGTGGGTAGAAGACTACTATCTACAACTTACAGCATATGCAATAGGACACAACGAAGTACACGGCACTGACATACGTGAAGGACATATCTTTATGTGTTCACGTGGACTAGAATACCAACAGTTTGATCTGTGGCCAGATGAGTTTGCAGAGTGGGAACAAGAATGGTGGAACAGGTGCCGCCAATATTACGAGAAACACGGATGAAAACAATTGGAATAGCAGGAGATGGTTTTATGTCTGCAAGACAAGACCATCCAGGTCAACACTTTACAGAGCATCTTGCAAGGCATTATGATGCTAACTATAAGACATTTGCTAGATCTGGTGCTAGTAACACACTTATAAGATATCAAATTGATCAACTTATCGAAGATAAAGTTGACTTTGTCTTTTGGAGTTCAACTCTTTCTGATAGAATAGAAATCAAAGCCAAAAATCCTCAAGGACATCCTCCTAGCTTGTTTGATTTTAATTATCAAGGGCTAAAAGATGTTAGTAGTTTAGATCCACGCTTTAAAGAACATCCAAGCATTATTTCAGACAGTATGGCTAGTTTTCTAGAATACGATGAACCAAAGATTGTTAAAAACATAAAAGGATTCTTTGTTAAGAACTACGATTGGAGAACCAAAGCAGATCAAGACGCTTGGATTATACACAGTACATGGGTTACCTTGGTTAAAAGCGGAATACCTTTTGTTTTTATTCCAGCACCTGATTTACAAATTAAACCTAGATTAAATAATTTACTACCAATGGATGCAAAAAATATTATTAACGAGTATCCATTTAGTCCATATACTTGGGAAAAATCTGAAGTAACTCCTTATCATACTACAAAACTTGTGCAAGAAGAAGGATACGGCGAGTGGGTGCAATCAGGACGATTGGATAAATACTTAAAATGATCACTAGGAGTATAACATGGCCATTGTTCAAATTTCTCGCATACAGAACAGACGCGGTAGAGAATTAACTGAAATTGGTATTCCGCAGTTAGCCGGCGGCGAAATTGGTTGGGCAATTGATACACAAAAGATGTATATCGGTAACGGTGCAGTTAGCGAAGGCGCCCCAGCAGTTGGTAATACTGAAATTCTTACACAGCACAGCGATATCTTTGCACTAGCAAATTCTTATATCTATAAGAATACTAGCAACCTTTGGGGTTCAACTGCAAAGGTAGCACAGACACTTGAAGCTAAACTCGATACTACAACAACAGTAATTGACTTTGGTGCAGTTGGAGATGGTCTTGGCACTGATGATGCTCCGGCATTTCAAGCAGCAATTGATGCACTCTATTTACGCAGTTTAATAAGCAAAGAAAAAGTAACTCTTAAGGTGCCAGCAGGTGAATATATTCTACGCAGTACAATCTACATTCCACCACTTGTAAGTTTAGTTGGCGACGGTGTTGGTAAAACTATACTTTATACTGAATCAGATACTACAGTTAACGCAGGTACAAAACCAATGTTTGCATTTGCCAACGGTAATGCTCAGCCTGGTGTTTATACAGGATTAGCACAAACAGTTCCAGTAACAAGTTCTGACACAACACAAGTTAGAAACAACAACATTAGCGGAATGACCTTGCGTAATAATAGATTTAGTGCAGTGTTTGAAATGCGTGAAGTTGCACGTAGTAACTTTAGTGATTTAAAAATTGAAGGTTTATGGACATTTGGCGGAGACTTTGGCGATGCTGACGAAAGTTTTCACGTAGTGTTTGATATGATCGGCACTGGTAATGCACAGTGTATTGAAAATACATTTACAAACATTGATTGTGATAACTTCTATCATATTGTTGAAGCGCCGCACGATGCAGATAAAAATGTATGGACAAATATTAATGTAAGTATTTGCTGGCAAGCATTTGTAATGGGTGTAGGATCATTAAACAGCGCAGATGGATTTGCAACTGGTCCTAGTTACAATATTATCCAAGACAGTAAATTTGATCTAGTTTATAGAGACACATTATTATTTGAAAATGGAAACTATAATACTAGTCAAAATAATACATTCTTAAACTGTGGCAACGATGGCGGCGACGAAGGCAACTGTACTACGCCTGTTATTAGTTTTACAAATGATATGGACAATGCAACAATTAACGACCATTTCCAAAGAACACTACGCTTGTCGCCTCACAGATCAGCCGGCGATAGTAGTATAGTTGATCCACACATCGGAACCAACTATATAGCAGATGTTGCAGGTAGAGTAAACTTTGATAATAAAACACGTCATTCAATTACTATTGGTAATACACAAGTAGATGGCGGCACAGATCCGGTTGACATCTTGAAGTTACCGTTGTATAATGAAGGAGTTGTTTACTTAGACTATTTGTACGAAGGTCAACGAGTAAACGGCGTAGATGCAGACATTTATTTAAGACAGACAGGAACTATGGAATTTCATTACGATAGTAACAACGCTACCTTGTTAGTAAATCAAACAACTGACTTTCAAGGCGATACAGCATACTTAGCAAACTTTGTGTTTTCAGCAGTTACAGACGACATCGATGGTTCGTTATCGCCTAGCATTGTTGTTAAGTGCAAAAACCTAACGCCATTAACAGAAGACCTATTCACTTACTCTTACCGTGTACGTGCGTAGTTATGTTTGATAAAAATATTGAAGACCGGCTTCGTGCCTGGTATGATTTTAGACAACATCTAGAAACAGATGAACAACCTTTTAAAAGCACAGTAGAACTATATAATACTGCGCCGATATCTGCTTTTTGTATTGATCCTTACACTCCAGAAAACTGGCCAACTCCTTGGGAATTACTTGAAGAAAACAAGTACGATGAGTTTGGATATATTTTAGGAATTGGCTACACTTTAGGGTTAACTGAACGTTTTTCTAACAGTGTCAAAGAGATACATATTACACAAGACAAAGATAGATCCACTTCGCATTACTTGTTTTTTGTTGACGATAATGTAATTGGATATGACCGAGGAAGTATCATTAAAAAAGAAAATTTGCCCGACAATTTAGTTGTCGAATCAGTATATTCGTTACCAGACGAATACTAAATACCAAACATTGATAGAAGGAAAAGAGAGAATGATTCAAGTTACCAAGCGCAACGGCGATAAAGAAACACTAGACGTAGAAAAGTTACACAAAGTAGTATTTTTTGCATGTAACGATATTACAGGAGTTAGCCCAAGCGAGGTAGAAATTAAAAGTCAAATACAATTTTTTAATGGTATGAAGACAAGCGAGATTCAAGAAACTCTTATTAAAGCAGCAGCAGATCTTATTTCAGAAGAAACTCCCAACTATCAATATGTTGGTGGCAGACTTATTAATTATGCATTGCGTAAGGAAGTGTACAATGGGTATGCTCCGTGTCATGTAAAAGAATTAGTTGAGCGTAATATCGAAGCAGGTTTTTACGATCCTGAATTAATTACAAAATACAACGATGACGAGTGGAATAAAATTGATAGTTTTATTAAGCACGAACGAGATGAAAACTTAACCTATGTTGCAATGGAGCAGCTACGAGGAAAGTATCTTTGTCAAAACAGAGTTACTGGTGAAATCTTTGAAACACCGCAGATGTGTTACATACTTATAGCAGCAACATTGTTTGCAGACTATCCAGTAGAAACTAGACTAACATGGGTAAAGGATTATTACGATGCTGTATCACTACATGATATTAGTTTGCCTACTCCTGTTATGGCTGGTGTTAGAACTCCACAACGCCAATTTAGTTCCTGTGTTCTTATTGAAACTGATGATAGTCTTGACAGTATTAATGCTACTACTAGTAGTGTTGTAAAGTACGTAAGTCAAAAAGCAGGCATTGGCATCGGCGGTGGAAGTATTAGAGCAATTGGTTCACCTATTCGTAAGGGCGATGCTTATCATACAGGTATTATTCCTTTCTATAAGATGTTCCAAGCGGCAACAAAGTCATGCAGCCAAGGCGGTGTGCGTGGCGGAGCAGCTACAATTTATTATCCTATTTGGCATTTAGAAGCAGAAGAAATGCTAGTGCTAAAGAATAACAAAGGCACTGAAGAAAACCGTGTGCGTCATATGGACTATGGTGTACAGTTTAATAAACTAATGTATGAAAGACTTGTTACAGGCGGCGATATAACTCTTTTCTCGCCTAGTGATGTACCAGGCTTATATGATGCGTTCTTTGCAGATCAAGATAAGTTTCGTGAACTATATGAAACAGCAGAACGTAACACAAGACTACGCAAGAAAACTATTCCAGCAGCACAATTGTTTGGTAGCTTTATGGAAGAGCGTAAAAACACAGGACGTATCTACTTACAGAATGTAGACAATGCTAACGATCACGGTAGCTTCCTACCAGAGGTTGCACCCATTAGACAGAGTAACTTGTGTGCTGAAATTGACTTACCGACAAAGCCGCTAAAGAGCTTTGACGATCCAGATGGCGAAATTAGTTTGTGTACACTGAGTGCAATTAACTGGGGCAACGTTAAAACTCCTGCCGATTTTGAACGTGTAGCAAAACTTGCAGTGCGTGGACTTGATGCTCTATTGAGTTATCAACATTATCCTATCTTGGCAGCACAGTTAAGTACAGAGAAACGCCGTCCTTTGGGTGTTGGTATTATTAACTTTGCATACTGGTTAGCCAAGAATGGTCTTGATTATCAAAACATTGATGCTGAAGGTTTAGCAATGGTAGACGAGTATGCAGAAGCATGGTCGTACTACTTGATTAAAGCAAGTGCTGACCTAGCAGTAGAGCATGGTGCTCCAAGTGGCAATATGGAAACAAAATACGGCTACGGCATTACACCTAATCAAACATATAAGAAAGACTTAGACGAGCTAGTACCACACGTTGAACGTATGGACTGGGAAGGCCTTAGAACACAACTAAAACACACAGGGATCCGTAACTCAACACTAATGGCACTTATGCCAAGCGAAACAAGTGCGCAGATTGCAAATGCAACCAACGGCATTGAGCCTCCACGTAGTTTGATTAGTGTGAAGCAATCAAAGCATGGTGTTCTTAAACAGGTTGTACCTGAGTACAAACGTCTAAAGAACAAGTACGATCTACTGTGGGATCAGCAATCGCCAGAAGGCTACTTAAAAATTATGGCAGTGTTACAGAAGTATATTGATCAAGGTATCAGTGTAAACACAAGTTATAATCCTGTATTTTATGATGATGAAAAGATTCCAATGAGTACAATGCTACAACATGTACTAATGTTTTATAAATACGGTGGTAAGCAATTATATTATTTTAACACACACGATGGGCAGGGCGAAGTAGACATCAACAAAATGATGGGCACCGAAGCTCTACCAGAACTTGAATCAGCTGACGTCGAAGACGAATATTGCGAAACCTGCGTTATCTAGTTGACAAACTAGAAAACGTATGCTATAACTTAAAAAAAGGATACACACATGAGCGTTTTTGATACAACAAATAAAACTGATCACACAAAAGTTCTAGCGTTTTTAGATCCGTCGGGCGGTCCGACTATCCAACGCTATGATACATTAAAATACAAGAGCTTTGACGGGCTAACCGATAAGCAACTTGGTTTCTTTTGGCGACCAGAAGAAGTTGATGTAACCAAAGACAGTAAAGACTTTAAAGCACTTACTGATCACGAGCGTCACATCTTTACAAGTAATTTGAAGCGTCAGATCTTGTTGGATAGTGTACAAGGTAGAGCACCAGTAGAAGCATTTGCTCCTATTGTGAGCTTGCCAGAGATTGAGAACTGGATCCAAACATGGACATTCAGTGAAACAATCCACTCACGTTCATACACACATATCATTCGTAACGTGTACAGCAACCCTAGTAAAATCTTTGATGAATTAATGGACATTGAAGAGATTGTAGATTGTGCTGGAGATATCTCAAAGTACTATGACGACTTGATTGAGCAGAGCATGTGGTACAACTTGTTAGGAGAAGGCACTCACACAGTCAATGGTAAAAAGAAAACAGTTGATTTATACGAACTTAAAAAGAACTTGTGGCTCACACTAATGAGTGTAAACATCTTAGAAGGTGTAAGGTTCTATGTATCATTTGCGTGTAGTTGGGCGTTTGCTGAACTAAAGAAAATGGAAGGCAATGCTAAGATTATCAAGCTAATTGCCCGTGATGAAAACTTGCATCTTGCAAGTACACAGATGCTGTTAAAAATTCTTAAAACAGACGATCCAGACTTTGCAAAGATTGCAAAAGAAACAGAAGACGAATGTATTCAAATGTTTGTAGATGCAGTTGATCAAGAGAAAGCATGGGCAAAGTATTTGTTTAAAGACGGCTCAATGATTGGTTTGAATACTGAACTACTAGGACAGTACATTGAATGGATTTGCACACGTAGAATGACCAATGTAAACTTAAAATCTCCATACAGTGTAAAAAATAATCCGCTGCCTTGGACACAGAAATGGATCTCAGGCGCCGATGTACAAGTGGCTCCGCAAGAAACAGAAATTACAAGTTATGTAAGCGGCGGCACAAAACAAGATGTTGAAGCAGATACGTTTAAAGGCTTCAGTCTATGATTGAAATTTGGGGAAAAGAAAATTGTGTGTTTTGTAACAGAGCAAAGTCGTTGTGCGAAACACGCAATTACCAGTACACCTACAAACAATTAGACGTAGACTTTACTAGAGAACAAGTGTTTGAAACATTTCCAAATGCTAGAACATTTCCACAAATTATTGTAGGCGGAAATAAAGTAGGCGGTTACCAAGAGCTATTATCTTATTTAGAAGACACTGGATATAACGGAACAGGATATACTTTATAATGGCACTTCGTAAACCTCGAGCAACAAAAACTAAAATGAAGGTTGCTGCAAAAAGAGCAACAAAGATTACTAAAAAACGTAAAAAATAAATGGCTTTCTTGCATAATGATAACGGCGTGCTGTTTTTCTTTAACAAGTGCGGTACTACTATGTTGCGACAGACAATGCCAAAAGGTTATGTTTGGTATGATCATGATTCAGTTTATCCAATGGCAGGAAGAACTAGTGTAAAAGAATACAAAAAGCGTACAAGAAATAGACCACCAATGTATATTTTAGTTCGCGATCCAATAGAAAGATTTATCAGTGGTTACTGGCATTACTGGAGGCATTGGCAAGAGGACTTCTTTGAGACTAAAGAGTTTGTAAATCTACGCTATGGTGAACTAGTAAATGAATATACATTTGATGTGCATATGAATTTGGTAAAACAATATGATGGTGTACAACTTTTAAGTTTTAAAAAAATGATGGATCATGATCATCCTTTTGTTCAACATTGTGTGCATGACATTGGAGACGAATATGTTGACGGTATGGAAATAGTAAAACTGGGCACAACTAGTTCAAACCCATTCCTTGAGCCATTACTAACTACTACTAAAGTTAATGCAAAAAACGATCCAGATAACGGATACGATTACCCAGACTTAGAGATAAGTGACAAACACTTAGAATATATACATAATAAGTTTAAAAAAACAAAAGAAAGATTTGGATACTAATGATTATCGAAGCACCATATAAAACAAACGATACAATTACAATCAAAACAACCAGTGGCGACGAAGTTGTTGCACGTTTTGTTGAAGAAAACGATAAGACTATTACAGTCAGCAAACCTCTTGCACTAATGGCAACACAACAAGGCATGGGCCTAGCACCGTTTGCATTTACTATTGCACAGGACGCAAAAGTGCCGCTAAATAAGAGTACAGTGATGTTTGTGTGCAAAACAGAACCAGAAATGGCCAAACAATATATGACCAGCACCACAGGCATTCAAATGGCTTAGGAGTTGTAATGGCTACATTTAATATTGCACGTAAATCAGGCAGCGGAGACGTTGTTGATACAGTTCATGTAAGTGTTGGCGATGCTGATCCCGATGATGGTATTGCTTGTGATGCAGACCCACAGAATATAAACACAGATGCAGGTAGTGGCACTGTCTTTGTTGACGGACATGGCGTTGTAAGAGAAGGCGATGCTGTTGAAGCACACACCATTCCTGGCTGTAGTACACATGCTCCTGTGCTAACATCGTTTAGTGGCGATGTGTTTGTCGAAGGCAAAAAAGTAGGTCGCGAAGGCGATGAATACGGCTGCGGAGCAACTATAATTACAGTAGGACAAGGTTCTGTTTGGGCAAATAAGACTTGACAACGCTGTCTCTTGTGTTATAATAAAGCATAATTTAGGCAAATAGAGAGGCACACATGAAATTATATTTAGATATGGACGGAGTCATTGCTGACTTCTTTGGTGGTATTGAGCGTTTTTATAACGTAGCACACTGGAAAGATTTACCAGATCGCGACAGCTCAATCATGGCACTAAAACACACAAACTTTTTTGACACACTTGAGCTGTTTCCAACTAGCCAAGAACTAGTTGATCACTGTAGAGAACTTGCAGGTGACGAATATGGTATTTGTTCAAGCCCATTGCGTGGCGATAAAGACAACAGTTCGTATCATAAACGTGTATGGTTAACTAGATATGGATTCATGCCACAAATACATAATCTTATTTTTACTGGTGCTAAAGAAGCATATGCAGTTGATAAAATTACAGGTGAACCAAACATTCTAGTTGATGATAAACCTAGTAACATCGACCGTTGGCGTAACAAAGGTGGTATTGGTATTAGGTATCAAGCAAACCAAGACAGCTTGTCGGACCTAAAGGTTAATCTTAACAATGCATACACAGGCAAGTAATGGAAAAGAAAAGTCTACACGAAGAGCTTATGCTGGCTGTTGATATCTATATCAAAGAAAGTGAAAAGTTTGAAAGCGGAGTAAAAGCCTCCGCTGTTCGTGCTAGGCAAGCCTTGACTGAAATGAAAGATCTAATATCAGATCGTCGTAAAGAAATTCAAGACAAGAAACGTGATATGTAATAAATAACAGTAGAGGAATTGATAACATGAACACACTAGCTGATTTAAAAAAATACATTATGAGTAACTATGGTATTCCGCCACACCAAGAGACGGATGACGAGTTAACCTATCGTGCTATTACGTTTCGACGAAATGCCCAAGACGGTATTTCTTTTTACGACCCAAGAGATATGTGGGCAGTACAGGTGCATGGGCAGACTATTAACTATATGCGAACTGAAGAGCTTGAAAAAGAAGTTGATTCAGGCGGAGGTTTGCTTTATTGGTTCTTTCCTGAAGGAGCCTAAATATTTGTTAGCGCCAACGATTATGCCTTAGTATAAATACCGTTATGATAGAGCATAAAGAGGCCTATAGATTATTTTGGATGGTTAAAGGGCACATTGCCGAAAGCGATGCTACAGCATTTCAATCGGCAGATGGATACTTTAAAAGACTATGGGCAGACGGATGCAATGGGGCTCCGTTATATGATTACGAAAAAGGTTTTGAACAAGCATATAATAGGAGATTTCATAATGGTGTCAAAAGAGTTGAACAATCTAAATGACGAAGATTTAATGTATATTGAAACGTTGTTGGCTAGAGAACTAGCTAAAGAAATGGAACAAGATAAAACTTGGCATAGTAAAAATGGTTATCATAGACCTCATCAAAGATCAAGACGCATACTAAATTGTATGAACGCAATCAAATCACAAAGACACATTGCTAAGGTACATGCCACTAAGTGGTAGCTAGAACTTAATTTTCTTTTTAGCCATTGGAAATATAGGATGTGTATCAGGACACCCTGGACACAGAGTACACTGTGGAATTGGCCGGTTATGACTTTTAAAGAACTTGCGTAGTTTATTCATAGGATAGAATGGATCGCCATGCTTGTATTTCTTTAGTAGGTCAACTGCTTCAGGTTCAATACTAAATTGCAAAAATAAATCATCACGCAATGCTGTTAATTGACATTGGTATAACATTCCTTTATGAAAGAAGTTACAAGGACTAAGATCTTCTAAGCAAGTTTTGTATGCTTGTTTAGGATCACTTCGATGCATATACCATGTCTTGTCTTTTATATAATCAATAGCACTTTTTTTAAAATGATAATTGTATTCTAGTATTCCATATACTTGATCAGTATACTCGTCATAGTATTCGTAACCTATATCTATTTTACGTACTAGATAATTGTATATCTCTAGTACTTCTTCTAATTGTTTGCGTATATCTCTATACATTGCAGGATCGTGAACAGTTACATTTATAAAGTATCCTTCATCAATAATTTGTCTTGCAACTGTAATCTTGTTACGTAGTATACTGCCATTGGTTGCTACATAATACTCATCAGCAGTTGGCCATAACTTTTTTAAATTTACAACCCAATTCAATATATCTGGATTTGTAAATGGTTCGCCACCGTGAATAGTAACAATCTCAATATCAAGTTTTTTACTCCATTCTTTATAGTAATCAGCATAGTCTGCAAATTTTACTTGCCCTTTAAAATTGTAGTTGTTAAAACTTTCGCAGCCTTCGCATGTAAGATTGCATGTCATACTGATATTAAAAGCAGCATCGCCTATACTAAATGGTTTCATGCTAATATTTATATCTTCGAGGTTGACACAAGTTTGAATCTATGTTATAAATAGTCTGTAGACGTTGAAGCAACGTGAACGCATACTGGACTGGGGGGCAGTACCCCACAGCTCCACCATAGATACACTATTAACAAAACAGCCGTGGCTGGCTCGCTAGACTACCCCGGGTTCTTAGTTCGTTAGGGAAAAAAGCTATAGTGTATCTTTGATGGGGCTGAACTAGGATCGACAGGTGTTGTAGTGAAGTGGAGTTTACCGGATGACTGCGTTATTGGTCAAACTTTATAATTGCAAATGACAATTATGCGCCAGAAATGGCAATTGCAGCCTAG